AACATCTAGATTAAAAATAAGTGATGGTGTTTTCCAACTAATAGCCTCTCTAATTACCAGAGGCATTGTTTCTTTATCAGTGGCATGGCCTCTAGAAGTAAATAAAAATAGATCAGCCATTTCAAAAAAAGTATCTACATCATCTCGTTCTCCCCACCATTTACAATTACTAGGAAATTCTTTCATTAAAGGTTGCCAATAATCTTGAAAATTATCTGCTTGATTTCCTATAAAGTGAAATTGAATAGGATAGTCTTTAAGCATTCTAGCATACTCAATAACTTCTGCTTGATTCTTTCTAGGAGTAAATAATCCTACGTTTATAACATGTTTTTTATTAGGATCTAAACCTAATTTATTTAATAAGTCGTGTCTAGTATAAGTTTTAGTTTTATATTCTATGGGATATTCTACTAATTGTATTGGAATATTTAATGGTTTATAAGTCTCTACTTGATATTGACTTACCATCATAAATTTGTCTGGAAAGTATATTTTTCTATTTATGTCAAAACTTGAATCGTGAGATGTTTCAATTATTTTATATGTTCTATTTATTGAATAAAATTTATCTGCAATATCACTAGGCATAAACATTTCAGGGATTTCTTGAAGGTGTATTATGTCTGGATTATATTCTTCAATCAATTTAAATAAATGGTGTTTATCTTGATCTAGTGTTACTAATCTTTTACCTAAAATATTTTTAATTTTATTTCTTTGAACTACAAGATTACCTCCTGTAATGTCATCCCACTCTAAACAATATATAGAATGTTTTTTATGTAAAGCCTCTATTTGTTTATAAAGATATTGAGGCATTCCACCTGTAGAAAGGTGAGGAGCAATAAAAAATATCGTCATAACTAAATATAACTAAAAAATTTAAATAATAAAATTTATCTTATTAGTAACCATTATTATCTAACCAATCTTGTAGTGGTTGTCTATCTCCATTATATAATTCTCTTCTAAGATCGTGTTCTATATGTTGTTCAGGAGTTGGTACTTCTCCATTTGTCAACAATTCACCGTGTCTTTGTCCTTTAATAAATTGAATTATATTTTCAAAACATCTAACATAATAAAGAAAATTCATATACTCAAAAGTAACAATCTTAGTAGATTCTTCTCCTGTTAATTCTGTTTTAATGTAAATAAAATCATTAGTACTATAACTCATATTAAATTATTTTTAAACTATAAAAGCGCCTTCTACAGGTGTAGGTCTAGATCTTTTTATATCTCCAAAAGCTAAATAACCATGCCATTCATTTTCAGGACCACCTGCATCGATTTCAACTACTGTTGTAAAGTTATTAAATCCCCAAGCATTCAAATCAAATCTAGCTTGAACACCACCAGCAGTACTAGGAAATGCTAATAGGTTATTATATTCTATTACTGTATCTATTTCTGAGGATGCTGTAAGATCCTCATCTAATACTGACATAGTTTGTCTTGATGCTGTACCTGTAGCCGTTCCAAAACCCATCCTATCCTGTGTTGATGCTGTACCAGCTGCACTTTGAGTTTTCATTGCTCCCATTATACAAATACCTCTTAAATAAAATGGAAGTCCTGTAACAGCTGCTGTACGGCCAGCATCTTGTCTTATAGTATAAGAACCTACTTGCCAACCTCCACCTTTTATTGCCATATAAATGCTTCTTCTATTTGTAGTAGCTCTATTAGTCCAGTTTAATGTAAATTGGTCTGTACCAAAAGATTGTAATACTGCTCTAGCATCTGGGTTACCTCCTGCTACTACAATCATTGCTAAACAATCTCCTGCTCTAGCATAACCATCAGTATCCATAGTTGCTGAAGCATCGTCTGCATTACCTAGAACAACGATATTATTTGCTGCTGCTGTTCCTGTTGTAAATCCAACAAATAGTCCAGAGTCATTAGCTTGTCCTGTGCCTACTGCTGCTGTTGATTGCACTCCAGCTAACATCACTACTTGATCATTTACTATATTAGTAGACGTAAATCCTGTAGCTGTATAGTTTTGATTGCCAGTAGCTGCTGGTTCCGCTATATCTCCTATTGTTACGTCTTGTATATCATCACCACCCCAAACTTCATAAAATATTGTTAAATTAGCAGGTGTAGCATCATCTACTATTAAAGTAAATCCATCAGCATCAAAACTACTTATATCAAGTTTTCCATCAATAGCACCTGCTCCAGTAACAGTTACAACAACACAATCACTTGCTGCTACTGATCCACAATCAGAATCTGCTACGTTATCTGCACTGAATGTGCCTACGCATCTTCTAGTTGTTGCTGATGAAGCAAATCCGATTCCTCTTCTTTCTGATACGGCTTGTGACGCAGCATTAGTTGGAGAGTTAGATTGTAAACCTACCCAATAAAATCTTATTGCACGAGGAGGAAAACCTAATCCTGAAATAACTTTAGTAGAATTAAGCGCATCAGAAGTTAACCATTGAATAGAACCAAACCGGAATAACGCCGCCATATTATGCTTTTGTATAAGTTATATGTATAGAAAGCAATTCTGCTGTTGCTGCTAATGTATCACCAGCTGCTGCAGGGTTTCTATACGCTCTAAATTGAACAAAATTTCCAGCTGCTGGAGTACCACCAATAGTAATTGCTGATGTTGCTGCTGATATATTAACATCATCATTAGCTTGGTTTGCGTCTGTTACTTCTTGTGCTGTGCCAAATGCTTGATCTAAAGCATCGCCATCAGCGTAAGCCCGCGCTTGTAGTCCCCAAACTACAGAGTTTGTTGATGCATTACCTGCAACCCAATAAAATTTTGCAGTAATAGTTCCACCATTATAATCTGATGGCATTGGTATTGCCCAGTTAGCATATAATGTTGTAGCACCATCTGCAAATCCTAAATAATAAAAATTAACTTGGTTAGTTGTTGTTTGTGTTGTTTGCGGAGGTTGACAACCGTTAGTTAATGAAGGCCATCCACCTGCTGCTGTAAGTATTATTGTACCAGTAGTTGATCCACCACCTCCTGGTGTAGCAATTGTTAAAATATTACCTGATGAATCAAATGCAAGTACACCAGCTGCAGTACCAGTAAATGATGTGGTTGTAGTATACTGAGGTAGTTGTATTTGACCAGTATTTTTTAGTATTAATGTGTTTGTACTTGGTGCAAGTCCAGTAGAAGTTCCATATCCAATCACAAATTGACTTGTCGCATAATAAGTGAAATATGGATTACTACTTGCAAATCCATGTCCTGTAAAAAATCCTCCAGAAGTTCTTTCTAATGTTATACCAGCTGCATCTCCACCAGTAACTACTTGTAATTTACCAGAAGTAGGACTTGTAGTATTTATACCTAAGTTACCAGCATCTGATAGAGTCATTCTTTTTTGAGTACCTTGAGTATAGAAAGTTAAACCCGATGCTTGGTTAGTTCTGATTTGGAGTTCTCCAGCCGCATATAAAATAGAGTTGGCATTACTTGCTGCTCCAAAATATAAACTGCCTCCTGTAGTTCCATCTCCTATAATAGCAATATTACCACTTCCTGATATATCTAGTGTTGCTCTTGGAGAAGTTACAACTCCTACACCTACATTACCTCTAAGTACAGTCCGTGTGATACTATTATTACCTAAAGTAGCAGTATTTGAACCGTGTCCAACATTATTAGATCCAATTACTATTTCATTTTGTCCATTACTTTGAGAAGCATATGCAGCATATCCTACATATACTGAACTATCTGCTGTTGTATTTTCTGTAACTCCACCTCCTAGATATCCTCCTGCACCATTTCCTATTGCTACATTTTGAGTTCCATCTGTATTTCCTACTAAAGCACTATTTCCTATAGCTGTATTAAATGAACCTCCTGTATTAGCAAATAAAGCGCCGTCACCAAGAGCAACATTTTCTGCTCCATTAGTATTATTTCTCATTGCTGTAGCTCCTACAGCCGTATTAGAATATCCTGTAGTACTTCCTGATAAAGCAAACCATCCTATTGCGGTATTTCTATCAAGAGATCCCGCTGATCTGGCTAATGCTGCAAGACCAAAAGCAGTATTTGAAGTAGTCGTATCATTTCCTGTACCTATAGTAAGGCCTGCTACTTGTATATTTCCACTACTTGTAATATTACCAGTTACTGTTAAAGTAGTTCCATTAAATGTTAAATTACTTTCTACAGTTGCATTTGGAGCAGTACCATTAAGAGTTATTACACCATTATCTGTAGTTCCAGTTAAAGTTAGCGTGCCGCTAGTTCCACTCGATCCAGAAGAACCTGATGATCCTGTATTACCAGAAGTTCCTGAACTACCTGATGAACCTGAACTACCAGAAGATCCAGGAGAGCCAGTTTGACCTGATGAACCTGAACTACCAGAAGTTCCTGAACTACCAGGTGAACCAGTTTGACCTGATGAGCCTGAACTACCAGAAGTTCCAGAAGTACCTGGAGCTCCTGTTTGTCCAGATGAACCTGATGAACCTGAACTACCTGAAGATCCATTAGCGCCTGAAGTACCTGAGCTGCCACTAGATCCAGATGATCCATTTGCTCCAGAGGTACCAGAAGATCCTGAATTTCCAGATGAGCCAGAAGAACCGCTAGATCCACTTGAACCGTTAGCACCACTAGTACCTGATGAGCCACTAGATCCATTTGCTCCGGAAGTTCCTGAGGATCCTGATGACCCTCGAGTACCTGATGTACCAGATGAGCCAGAAGAACCGCTTGATCCGCTAGAGCCGTTTGCTCCACTTGTTCCACTAGATCCTGCAGTACCGCTAGATCCTGCGCTTCCAGACGAGCCAGAAGATCCATTTGCGCCTGATGTACCTGCGCTACCAGATGAACCACTTGATCCATTAGCCCCACTTGTTCCAGAAGAGCCGGCACTACCTGAAGATCCTGAGCTACCAGATGAACCTGACGACCCATTGGCTCCACTTGTTCCAGAAGATCCTGATGATCCACTAGAACCGGAAGTGCCAGATGAACCAGCTGCAGCTACCCAAGTGCTACCATTATATCTATAAATGTTATTATCTGAAGTATTGTAATATATTTGACCTGCAGCAGTACCTGTTGGATTTGATGCAGCTACGGGTATTCTTAATGATCCTGTTAAATTAGTACTACCTGTTACAGTAAAACTACCACTAATATCTAATGTAGCATTTAATAAAGTTTCTTTACCTACACCTACTGTTGATTGAGAAACAAATAAAGCTCTTTGACCAAATTGACCAATACGTACTGTATTGTCAGAAAAAGCTTCTATAATAGGAAGGCCCGCTGCTGTATTGACTGAGAATAACGAACCAGAAAGAGAGTCATCAATCTGGAATAAACGACCAGATGTTCCATCTACTGAAAATACTTCTGACCCAGAAGAATTAATGTTGGCTGATCCTGAGACCAGCAGGCCGTTTTTTACTTTAAATTCGTTTGGCATAGTCTATACTGTTTTCACTTTCCAACAGCTATGAATAAATATACTACGGAATTGGATTAGGATTAGTCCATTCGGGAGTTGTTAAAATATTTAGCATTTCATTATAAGTGTATGGTCCTTCTTTAGTAGTTAATGAATCTACTGATGGTGGAATAGTTGTTCCGTCCCATTTTATAAATGTTTTTGTTTCGTCTACTGATTTTCTTACTGTGTCAGCTGATGTTTCTAATACTTGATTAAAATCAATTTGTGGCAATTCTGATACATTGAAGATCATGAATTCTCTGTTTTCGTATGACATAGTTTATAAATTAAATCGTAATTTTTGTGCGTTATAATTTTGTAGGATTTCTATAGCCGAGAGAGCTTTATTATATATTTTAGTAGATGCTATTTTTCCGCTCCAAGCATAACCAGCACCTGAACTCCATTGAGCCAATACTATATTACCGGTTCCTGATGATCCAGGGGCGTGAGTGTAACTAGCATCTAATAATCCATTTACGTATATTATAGATGAAGAACCATTCCAAGTCCAAGCCGTATGATACCAGGTGTTTGCAACAACAACGGTATTGCTACTATCAGTAGTAAAAAGCCAACTACTACCATTTCCTAAATGAATATTAAATTTATTTGTTGTTGTTATTTCGTATCTTAAAGATGTATTTTGATCTAAAAATATATTTTGTGTACCATCTACAACAGCTGTATTTAAAAAAAGTTCTATAGTAAAATTACTTAAAGAAGGTATTGAATTTGTTACTGTACAATTATCATCTGCTCCATCAAATACAATTATACCTCCATTAGTAGAACTAAAAGTAGGTCCATTAGTTAAAGTACCATTATTTCCATTTCCAGACATATCTCTCCAAGTAGTTCCACTACCAGGATAAGAATTTTTATCGGCTGCATCTAATGCTAATACTAATCCGTTTGTTACTATTTTACCAAATGCAAATTGTGTTGCCATAACTTTATAGATTATTTATCCAATTTTGACATTCTTCATAAGTAACTCCCCAATATACTTGATTATTATTTTCATCAACTACATAAAAAGGAGGAAGTGTTTCTACTGATCCACTTATAAAAATATTCATATTTTGTTCTATATTATAAGCCATATCTTGATTTATTAGCATTATAATTGTAAATTATTTCATTGTCTGATAATTCTCTATTATAAAAATAGATTTCTTTAACTTTACTAGTACCTGCTGCTTCTGGACCATATAATCCTATTGCTGCTGTTGCTGATGTAGTAGGACCTATATTTCCTGTAGTTCCACTTCTTCCTCCTGTTTTAGCTCCATTTTTCCACATTATTCCTCCTCCACTAGATGTATTAAATTGTAAAACTATATTTGCTATTTCTCCACTAACCATCCAAGCACCACTGCCTGCTATACCCGTCCAACCATTTCCTGTAGTATACCCATACCAAACTAATAATCCATCTTGATTATTACCTAAATAATTTTCAAAATGATATAATATAAAAGAAGCATTAACATTATAAGCTGTATTCCATTTTGCAACAGGATGGTTAGCATAACCCGTTCCAGTGCCTGTTTTTTCTAACCATAATTGAACTGTTATTTGAGAAGCATTATTTGCCCATGATGGATCTCCAGGTGAAGTTCCTCCATTAACTAAACTATACCATGTAGCTCCTGTTCCTAAATATGAATTTTTGTCGATGCCAGAGTAGGCATCTACTAATCCACTTTCAATTATATTTGGTCCACCTGATATTCCCATAGTTATAAGCCGAAGCGTGATTTTTGTGCGTTATAGTTTTGCAGTACTTGAGAAACAGATAGTGATTGATTATATACTCTCATTAAAAATGTTGAAAAATTTGAACAATATATAATATCAGATCCTAGTCTAGCCATAGTAGCCCATGTAAATTGTCCTGATCTAGACCCAGTATTTATTAAAATCCCATTAACATATAAAGAAACTAAATTAGATGAGTCTCTTGTAACAACTGTATGAAAAATTGTATTTAAAGGAAAATTATAAGATATAGATAAACTATTAACACCACCTGCTTGATTCCACATAAGAAAGCTAGTAGAATTAAAAATCATCATACTATTTCCTCCAGAACTACCTAGCCAATGAACTCTTGATAGTGTTTGACTAGCAAAGTTTGGTATTGATAGTATAATTTCAGCAGAGAATGGACTTGCATCTGCAAAATCTATTGCTGTACCAAAATTTAAAAAATCATTTGTTCCATCAAATGTAATATTCCCTCCATTTACGGAACTAAAAGCTGGGCTATTGTTTAGACTTGAGTTATTTCTGCTAGTTGATAAATCAGTCCAAGTGGTTCCACTACCAGGATAAGAATTCCTATCAGCAGCATCTAGATTTAATACTAATCCACTAGTAACAATTCTTGGTCCATTTCCAAATGCCATACACCTTTATTTTATAATAAGTTAGCAATTGATTTTACTGTCCAAACACCAGATGATGTAAATTGAAGTTGCACATTTGCTCCTGATATACCTACTGCAAATAAAGCAGAGTTGGTATTTCCTATATCAGTAGTTGTTACTTCAGTAAATCTTACGGTTGTTCCATTCCAAACACTCATTACTTGACCTGATCTTGCATTTGATCCAGAAGCTATTGTATAGTTATAGAATGCAGATGTTGCAGAACCTGTGTTTATTGATGATACTACTACTGCACCAGTTGTTGTAATAGATGATGTAGAATTAAATTCTGCTATACCTAAATCTAATGGTCCACCATTTATTAATACAGATCCTGTAAATTGGTGAGTATTAGTAGTCAGCGTACCAAATCTAGTTGATCCAGTTATAAAGCTTACACTTGATGTTACTGTTTGAACACTAAGTGTCTGAGCAGTTATTGTACCTGTTGAAGTTACATTACCAGTTACTGTTAATGTGCTACCATCAAATGTTAAGTTTGCTTCTGCGTTTGCAGTATTAGTCGTACCTAGAGATGTTAATACCCTATTGTCAACAGGGTTAGTAATTGTATTGAATCCTGTACCTGAAGTTCCTGAGCTGCCAGATGATCCGGAAGATCCACTACTACCATTTGCACCTGAAGTTCCACTTGATCCTGATGTACCTGAGCTACCTGAAGTACCTGATGAACCAGAACTACCATTTGCTCCAGACGTGCCTGATGATCCTGAGCTACCTGATGAACCATTTGCCCCACTAGTGCCTGATGAACCGCTTGATCCATTTGCACCTGAAGTTCCACTTGATCCAGATGAGCCAGAGCTACCATTAGCTCCAGATGTACCTGATGAACCGCTTGATCCATTTGCACCTGAAGTTCCACTTGATCCAGATGAGCCAGAGCTACCATTAGCTCCAGATGTACCTGATGAACCGCTAGATCCGTTAGCACCTGAAGTTCCTGATGAACCGGAAGAACCGCTAGAACCAGATGATCCATTTGCTCCAGATGTGCCTGATGAACCCGATGTACCTGATGAACCACTTGAACCATTAGCTCCTGATGTACCTGATGAACCAGAAGATCCCCGAGTACCTGAAGTTCCTGAACTACCACTAGTACCATTTGCTCCAGATGTGCCTGATGATCCTGATGTACCGGAACTACCATTTGCACCTGATGTGCCTGAACTACCAGAACTACCATTAGCTCCACTAGTTCCACTTGATCCTGATGTACCTGATGATCCTGATGTACCTGATGAACCACTTGAACCATTAGCTCCACTAGTTCCTGATGATCCAGATGTGCCTGAAGATCCAGAAGTTCCAGATGACCCAGAAGTTCCGCTTGAACCAGCAGCCGCTAACCAAGTAGTACCATTATATCTGTAGATATTATTGTCTGTACTATTATAATATATTTGACCTGCTGATGTACCAACTGGATTAGTTGTAGATACGGGTATTCTTAAAGATCCTGTTATAGAAACAGATCCTGTGAATTGATGCGTATTAGTTAATAAAGATCCATTAATACTTGAGCCAGTAACATATTCTCTAGATGAAGTTACTTCTTGTACATTTAAAGTTTGCGCTATAATATTTCCAACTACAGTTAAAGTAGTTCCATCAAAAGTTAAATTAGCTTCAGCATTTGCTGTATTAGTCGTACCTAGAGATGTAAGTATTCTATTATCTGCTGGGTTAGTAATAGTATTAAAACCAGTACCTGAAGTTCCTGAGCTACCTGATGATCCACTAGAACCAGAAGAACCACTTACTCCACTTGTTCCACTAGATCCTGCAGTACCGCTAGATCCACTAGTTCCTGAAGAGCCACTTGAACCATTTGCGCCAGATGTACCTGAGCTACCTGAAGTACCTGATGAACCAGAACTACCATTTGCACCTGATGTACCAGAAGAACCACTTGAGCCGCTTGATCCATTTGCACCTGAAGTTCCACTTGATCCTGACGTACCGCTAGATCCAGAAGTTCCAGATGAGCCAGAAGATCCATTTGCTCCACTTGTTCCAGAAGAACCAGATGTACCTGATGAACCACTTGAACCATTAGCTCCACTAGTTCCACTTGTACCAGATGAACCAGCGCCAGATAACCAAGTAGATCCATTATAACGATAAATGTTATCGTCAGTCGTATTATAATATACTTGACCTTCTTCTGTACCAGTAGGAGTTGAAGCGTATACTGGGAATCTTAGTGAGCCTGAAATAATTGTTGAACCAGATATTGTTAATCCATTTGTATATCTACCTGAACCAGATACGTCAAAGCTAAATTGAGGATTAGGTTGATTAATACCTATTCTACCATTAGCAGAGCCAGAGAATGGATTCGCAGTATATGTTGTATAGTTACTATTTACTCCTTGCCAAGCAGATCCTGTAGCAAATATTAAACCTCCTATATTGATGCTATCTTGAGCATTTGTTGGTAATGAAATATTTGTACCTATTATAATGTTGTTTCTTCCTAGAGTAGAGTTTCTCCCAGAGAATGAACCTATAATTATAGAATTAGAACCACTAGTTAAAGAATTGCCAGTGCCATTTCCTATTATAATTGATGAAATACTATTATTAGACAAACTAAATGCATCAAACCCAATAGCAATACTATAGCTACCTGTTTTTGCAGAATACGCTGTAGAATTTCCTATAAATGTAGATCTAGTTGCTCCTTTAACTCCGTATGCAGCACTCTCTCCTATAGCAACTATTTCAGAAGAATTTACTAATCCATTTCCTGAAAGCCATCCAATTAAAACGGATTCTTGGCTATTAATTGTATTTAGTCCTGCATATGCGCCTACTACTACATTATAAAAATTATTGTCTGAATTTTTTCCAGCACTAGCTCCTATTAAAACTGCATCTGATGAAGCTGTACTATTAGCTGCTACTGAATCTCCTATTAACACATTATCTCCTGAATTAGAAAATACTACAATAGATCCACTATGTATATTATTTCCTATAGCAACACTTCCATAATTATAAACATCTGTTTTATATGATGTTCCAACAGTAGAATATATAGTACTACCACTAACAGCTAAAGGATAAGATGAACTAATAGCATTTCTTGCCCAACTAGCAGTTCCGAATAACGAACTTGTTATAGAAGTAGCAGAAATATTATCTACATTAGTAATGTCATTTCCATCAAGAGATAAATTTCCTTGCATTGCTCTAGTACCATCAACTAACAAATATTGTTGATGATCATCTGCATCTAACCCTAATAAGTTTCCATGTAAAGTAACTACGCCTGTTCTAGAAGGCGATGCAAAACCAAGCCTAGGTCTTTCATCAATTATAGATTGAATACTAGCACTATCTGGGGTTACTACTATGGAAGCAAATAAAGCAAATTGCTCTGTTACAAAGCTTGGAGGAGTCGGTAAAGAACCTGCTTCAGCAGCTTCAACATTATCATATAAATCTTGACCATAAACAAGGAAATACCTTGTTGTAGGAAGACCTATCATATATAATGAATGCTTAGTATATTTTCCAGATGGTATTGATTGCAAAGTACCAAAACTAGCACTATCGTATAAAGTATTACTTGCAGTAGTTTGACTTGCAACTCTAGTAAATCCAGATCCACCAACACCTGTACCAGCTGATCCGCTTCTATAAAAAGCATCAAAAGTTATAGGAGACGCACCTGTAGTACTTATTCTATGTTCGGAGAAGAAATATATTGCAGAAGTAACGTCTAAACTTCTAGATACAATTCCTTGAGTAGTTGTTGCTCCTGATTGGAATATAGGTCCTAATGCATCTCTAAATAATCTGTCTACATAGTTGCTATAGTGGTGAGCATCTAAAGGTGTTCTATCTATATAAACTATAGAAGTTGAATCAGTAATAACTCTTCCTAAAGGAACGTTAAATCTAGAGTTAGGTTCAGTTGCAGAAGAGGTTAATATACCAGAACCATTATAATAAACATATCTATCAGATGAAGTAGGCATTGTTATTTGCCTAGATTCTGTAGTTGTTCCTCTAGTATTAATTTTAAATAAATTATGATTAGCATACCCACCTTGACTCATTACGTATCCTACAGACTCTGCTACTTGAAGAGTTAATGCACTAGCAGTACTTAAAGCACCGCCATCAATAATACCCATCGTACTAGCAAAAGATATTAGATCACCAATTTCTGTTTTAACAGCAGACGGTTCTCTAACCCAATCAAGTCCTCCATAAAGTACGATTGATGCAGTATTAATTCCAGCACCACCGCTAGGAATTAAAGTGATATTGCCTCTAGGATTAGCAAATATACTTGCAGAAATAGAACTAGAAACAGTTAAAGATCCTGTAATTATTACGTTTCCAGGAATAGTAACATTAGTTCCATCATCAGTAATTTGAGAGTCTCCGATATGTTCTCCGCTCTCTCCTGAATATCCTTTTGTAAGTCTATTTAAAGTTATTTGAGTTTCATTACCTAAATTATTATAGGTTTCAGGACCCATAATTCCAATAGAACTAGTCGGTGATGATCCAGCAGGTTGTTGATGGATCATTATCCATCTATCTTTAGTGGAATCAAATAACCAAGATCCTGATCTTTGAGGGCTTGATCCTGAATCAATAACAGCTAATCCACCATAACGTACAGATGGAGTATTAGAGTTTACAGTAATTAAATTAGTTCCAATATTAAGTGTAGATTCACTTACATATGTAATAGAAGCAGATCCTAAAACAGTTAAATTTTGTAATATAGTTAAACTTCCTGATACTGTAGTAATGCTACCAGAAACTGTTAATACTGACGAAGCTGTTGCGGCATTTGTAGTACCATCTGATACTAAAACTCTATATAATGCTGGATTATTTATTGTATTAAATCCTGTTCCACTAGAGCCAGATGATCCAGAACTACCTGAAGAACCTGACGATCCACTTGAACCAGAAGATCCGTTTGCTCCACTAGTTCCACTAGATCCTGACGAACCTGTGGAACCAGAACTACCAGAAGTACCAGTAGAACCTGAGCTACCGCTAGTACCTGTTGATCCACTAGAACCACTTGATCCAGATGATCCAGCACTACCTGATGAACCAGATGAACCGTTTGCTCCGCTTGTACCAGAACTACCGGAAGATCCAGAACTACCACTAGTACCTGTTGATCCGCTTGATCCAGATGAGCCTGCAGTACCACTAGTACCAGATGAACCTGAGCTACCAGATGAACCATTAGCTCCTGATGTTCCACTAGATCCGCTTGTGCCAGTAGATCCACTTGAGCCTGAAGATCCAGAACTACCGCTAGATCCTGCTGTACCAGAAGTACCACCACCAACAATTAATGATGCTTCAAACCAAGTTCCGTTTCCTGAAGAATTTATATTTTGAGATGTAGGATTTCCTGTATAAGCAGTAACTTCTACATAATCTGTTGAACCATTAAAATAAATTATTGCATCTATTTCTTGTGCATAACCTGAGCCAGATAGAATTTGAGTTTGATGTATGGCAATTTGAGTTGTTCCATTTTTTCTAAATTGGATATTGCTTTGGTTATTAGTTACAGAACCGGCATCCCACCAAACTTGGGCATTAGTTATATAATAACCTGCAACAGTTGGTTGAATTTTATTAGAAGTTAACCAATTATTAGGATCAAAATCATCGCCAAATGTTACAACAGTATCAACACCATTTGATATAGTTTGCGAACCTCCTTGTTTAGTACCTCTAACAATATAGTTAGATGCTACAAGTCCTGTTGGTGAAGTACCTGATGAACCTGCAGTACCTGATGAACCACTAGAACCAGAAGTACCAGAGTTACCAGACGTACCACTAGATCCACTCGAGCCATTAGCTCCGCTAGTTCCTGCAGATCCACTTGAACCTGATGTCCCTGAACTTCCAGAAGATCCAGAAGAACCATTAGCACCACTAGTTCCTGCTGATCCAGAACTACCTGATGAACCACTAACACCTGATGATCCAGATGATCCGCTTGATCCAGATGAGCCTGAGGAACCGCTTACTCCTGACGTACCTGAACTACCGGAAGATCCAGAACTACCATTTGCTCCTGATGTACCTGATGTACCACTAGTTGCTGTAGTAAATGATGTTCCGTTTATAGTTAATGATCCAGTAATATTTACAGAGCCTGTAAATTGATGAGTATTAGATAATTCACTACCAAATACTGTTGAGCCTGTAATATATTCTTGAGAAGATGTAATATTCTGTACAATAAGTGTTTGCGCTGTTATTGTTCCAGAACTTACAATACTTCCAGTTATACTAAGAGTATTATTAGAAAAAGATAAATTAGTTGATGCAGTTGCTGCATTTGTAGTGCCGTCTGATAATATTATTCTATTAGCTCCAGGATTATTGATGGTATTGAATCCTGTACCTGAAGTTCCTGAAGTACCTGATGATCCAGATGATCCGCTTGAACCATTAGCTCCTGATGTTCCACTACTGCCAGAAGTACCAGTTGATCCACTACTACCGCTTGTACCTGTTGAACCAGATGTGCCGCTAGAACCAGATGATCCATTTGCTCCGCTTGTTCCAGAAGATCCAGAACTACCTGCAGATCCTGAGCTACCAGATGTTCCACTAGATCCGTTTGCTCCAGATGTCCCAGAACTTCCAGATGAACCACTTGAACCAGAAGTACCATTTGAACCATCGGCACCGGAAGTACCTGACGATCCTGAACTACCTGAAGTTCCTGATTCTCCACTTGTGCCACTAGATCCTGAGCTGCCAGATGATCCACTAGAACCAGATAAACCTGAAGTACCTGATGAACCACTAGTTCCACTCTCTCCGCTTGTACCTGAAGACCCTGAACTACCTGATGTACCAGAAACTCCACTACTTCCAGAAGACCCTGATGTTCCCGCACTTCCTGATGAGCCGCTAGTACCGCTCTCTCCACTAGTTCCTGAGCTTCCTGATGTTCCAGAAGTACCCGATTCTCCAGAACTTCCACTAGATCCACTTGTTCCTGTAGAACCAGATGAACCAGAACTACCGCTTGAACCAGATGATCCAGTTGTACCAGAACTACCTGATGATCCAGAGCTGCCAGATGAACCATTAGCTCCCGATGTTCCACTTGTACCTGAAGTCGCAGCAGTAAATGATGAACCATTTATAGTTAATGATCCAGTAATATTTACAGAACCTGTAAATTGATGAGTATTTGAAAGTTGAGATCCAAAAACTGTTGATCCAGTTACATATTCAACACTAGAAGTTATTGTTTGAACAATTAAAGTTTGTGCAGTAATTGTATTTTGGATTAATGCATTTGATGCAGTTATTGCTCCATTAATAGAAATATCTCCTAAATTATTTATTGATCCTGTAACTGATAAAATATTATTATCATAAGTTAAATTAGACGATGCAGTCGCTGCATTTGTTGTACCATCAGACAATATTATTCTGCCTTGACCAGCATTGCTAATAGTATTAAATCCTGTTCCTGAAGATCCTGCTGTACCGCTTGAGCCTGTAGAACCAGATGAGCCACTAGATCCGCTAGTGCCTGCAGATCCACTTGAACCTGCCGATCCTGAGCTGCCAGATGATCCGCTTTCCCCACTAGTGCCAGATGAACCAGAACTACCCGAAGTGCCAGATGTTCCAGAGCTTCCGCTAGATCCAGTTGAGCCAGAACTTCCAGATGTTCCTGATTCTCCACTAGTTCCTGAACTACCTGATGATCCAGAGCTACCAGACGTTCCCGACTCTCCACTAGTGCCAGATGATCCAGAGGAACCTGTACTACCAGATGATCCTGTAGAACCAGAAGATCCCGATGTACCTGTAGACCCAGAAGATCCTGATGTACCAGAACTTCCAGATGAACCTGAGGATCCAGATGTTCCACTTTCCCCACTAGTACCAGAAGATCCTGATGTACCTGTACTTCCAGAACTTCCTGATGATCCACTAGATCCAGAAGTACCTGAGCTACCGCTTGAACCTGAACTACCAGATGATCCAGCAGTTCCAGAAGTTCCTGATGTAGCTGCGGTGAAAGACGATCCATTTATACTTAATGATCCAGTAATATTTACTGAACCAGTAAACTCATGAGTATTAGATAATTGAGAGCCGAATATAGTTGACCCAGTTACATATTCAATTGATGATGTAATTGTTTGTGCTACTATAGTTTGTGCAGTTAATGTTCCTCTAACTAAAAAATTATCTGCAGAAGATGCTGTATCCGCTAATGTTGCAGATGCTGCTTTATTAGTATATTGAAATAAACCAGTAGATGGATTTACAGCAACTAAAGAGCCTGATAATGAATTATTTTGAGCAATAACAGGATTGTAAATACTACCACTTATATTAATTGATCCAGTTAATTCATGTTGATTATTTGGATCTAATCTAAATTTTCTATTAGATATACTATCTTCTCCTCCAACAAAAAATTCAAGAGGGTAATTAGAAGCATTACCTATATATAAATAATTTCCTGTAGAATATAAATAGGCATCACTTCCTAATCCAACCCCTCCAGTAACATTATAATTAGTGCTGTTAATACCTAAATTAATAAAGTTAGTAGTTTCAGTAGCATTGTCATTTTCAGCTACTATATCTGAAGAAGCTTCACTTCCTGTTGATCTATTTTGTAAACTAAGTTGAGAGTAATTATCAACATCACCTTTTATTTGAACTAAATTATATGTTTCTGTACCTTGTATTCCTTCTATCCAAAGAGAAGCAGGATTAAATGAATCATATTGACTTGAGTTAATACTAATAGTACCTTGATTATGAATCCATAATCTAGCATTTTCAGTAGTATCAAAACCACCATTAAAGAAAATAATTTGTTTACCTGAAACAGCATTACCTATTAGTAAATTTTCACCTGTAGAATATAAATAAGCATCTAAAGCACTACCAATATATTGATTAGCATTATATCCAGAACCATTAATACCTAAATTAACATAATTAGCTTCTTCGTTTCCATTATCAGCAGTCGCTACAATATCTGAAGACGCACTAGGTCCTGAATTAAAATTTTTTATATTTAATTGAACATAACCATCTACATCAGCATGACCTGATATTAAATTATACGAATTTGTTAAAGAGTTTACTAAAAAAGTTTCAATAGCTTCAGGATGTAATGATCCTGTTGCGTTTATAGCAGTAAAAGATCCTGATTGATAAATCGTACTAGAAACTAACGCTTCTGATCCAGAAAATACAGATAAATAAAATGAAGATCCACTAATAAAACCTGAACCTATAGTAACTATTTCTTCACCTGCAGAACCAGATCTTTTCATAAACGCTTTACCATCATAGGTATTAAGCGCAATTTCACCAAGTTGTAAAGAAGCTGTATCAGGTATTCTACCTGGTACTGCGCTTCTACGCAGTTTCAGATACTGGTTTGACATGTGACGTTATTAGTTAGTATATACTGGTTCAAAGACTATGTAGTCTCATGTATAAATATTAGTAATCTCCTAAATCCATAGTATCAAAGCTGCCAGAATCTCCAAAAGAATCAATATTTTGTATAGTTAATGAACCTGTTTTTTCATTAGTAGAAGCTATATAAACAGAACCTGAAATAATAAAATCTGCATTTTGTCCACTGCCACTTAAACTAAGTTGTGAATTAGCTTCATTATATTGAAGATTTGATAATATTTGTTTAAATTTTAACCTTGCCATATTAGTTAAATTTACCTACTCCTATAATAACATCCGAAACTTCTAATTCGTACTGTAAAGCTGTTGTATCTAATACTAAAGTAGAAGATGTTGTATTATTAGTAAAGCTTATTATACTTGTAGCTTCTACGTATTGACCATTTACAAAGAATGTAAAGTTATTTACGCTAGTAGCGGGAAGCCCTGTTGGAGCATCTAAGAAACCATATGGGAACGTTACTGTATTTGCTGATACAAATGTTCCTGTTGCAGTCTTGTTAGTATTTAAATAAGTTATTGCTGCCACATCAGTTCCAGTATTATTAGTTATATTATTTACAATATTCACAGAATCGTTTAATAGTACAGATTTAGATCCACCAGATTTTCCTTTTTTAACTCTAGCACTAAACTCTTCAGTGCCTGTAGAAGTTTCTAGTCCAAAAACTACTTTAGAAATCCCATAAGCGTTAGATGGAGTGGCTAATTTTTTATTTAAAGTATCAGGAATTAAATAACCGTTTAAAGTAATATTAAAATTTGTTCTAACCGCACGATTGTCACCTATATCATAGGTTATGCTATCATCAAATGATTCAATTGAACTGTAAAAAAGAAAGCGATTTGGGTCACCCCAATAGCTTCTGGATGCGAAGTTTAGTGATTCAATAAGCTTATCCATTTGCTCAACAAAATAAGTCCAAACTATGCATTCATACTCTACAGTTATATAATCTGGAGTAGCTGATACTACATACTTTGTTTCTGGTACTCTATTATTTAGCGCTCCAAAATTACTATAAATATTTCTTTGAGTAAATGCTTTTTTAAATAGTTGAACATTATAAACTTGATTACCATCTAATTTATATCCTAAATTACGATTTTGTGTTATAGAACTTCTTTTAAACATTAAAAGAGGCGCCATTAATTTTTCATTCTGATCTCTATAATAACCATCTCTTTGAACACTTTTCCAGTTTTCAGGAGTACCATAAATTACAGGAACAGTTAATTTAGAATTATTTTGAACTACAGATAATTTAAGATGATTATTAAAATAGTACATTAATGCTTCATCAACATCTTTTATACCAATAGTAAAATCTTTATCTCCATTTTTTCTTTCGCTTATTTCATAAGCTCTATTTTGTTCAGGCTGTCCTAATTTAGTTGGTTCAGAAAAAGGTTTTTGCACTGTACCCTCATTTGGTGCATAAGCAGGCCCAATGAGTTTACTCATAAATTCTTTTCTATTTTCAGGTCTAACTATTTGTATCGCCATTATAATCTTTCTTTAGTTATACCAAGTTTATCAGGATTAACATAGTGTCCAGTTAAAATAATAGAATAAGATTGACCAAATCCTTCAACTGGTGTTGAATAAGAATAATCGGGATCTTTACCTAATATCAACTGGTTTTCATTTGTATTATTTATCTCATAATAAACTTCATTATACATAACTATATCTCCCATTTCTGGAACTATATTTGCTTCAATTAAATGGTCTTTAAAAAATCTAAAATCAACAGATCTTTCTGTATCAGGACCATAATCTGTATTTGTTCTACTAAAATCCCCTCTTACAATTAAGCAAGGAATTAAAACAGGTCCTATAAAATATTTAGTTAAAGCTTCACCGTACATATTTACAGGAGTATCATTTAGCTTTATTTTATAATAGCCTACTTGTTGAGACACAATATCTTCAACGATCTCTTTTGTAAAGATCTTAAATGTAGCTACATCCCTAGTAGATCCAAACATTGCCATATTATCCTATGTATATGAACATCGGCACATCATTTAATGTACTCGATATTGATTGATTTTCAGATTGTTTACGTTCTAACTGTGCTCTACGACTCATATCTTCAAAATCGCCTCTAAGTCTTTCTCTAAGTGCAGTTTGTTGTTCGCGACCTTTACTAATTAAGTCTCCAGAATTTAAAGTAACTTCCGAACCAGGTGCAGGGATTTGTGAATATTTTCCTCTAATTAAACCAAGAAGTTCTGAGGCTAGGGCTAAAGTATATTCATAGATCCATTGTCTACCAGGATGATTAATTTGTTTGTATGTTATAGTTGAATATGGGGCAAGTCCTGGATTTGCTATTAAACCTGGATCGGTTCCATAAGGACTATTTCCTGATATACTTTTTAATTCACTTTCTTTTGCATAATCAACCCAAACAACTATACCATCTTGTTCAGGCCAAGGAAATATAGTTAATTTATTATTTGTTATAGAAAAAGAATACATTGAACGACGAACATTATTTGACATTTCAATTTCTTGTATTCTAGATATATCCCAATAAATAGGAAATAAAACAAAGTTTAAGCCTGGTGAATAACTTGCCCAACCAAAATTTTCAGTTGCGCCTTGATAATTTATGCTACCTCCAATATATGGATCATAATACTGATTAATTGCTGGTTGAGCTTCATAATATATTCTATTAATAGAAATTCTATCTCCACTAGATATTAAACTTCCTGATAATGCCCATGCTTGTAAATCATAAGTCTGTTGACTAGCAGTTAGATATAATGCTGCTTTATATTGATTAACATACCCTCCTACTTGAATAGGCGTGCCATAATTTCCTGCTACAGTAATTATAGAATTTAAATTAGGAACAACAACTGTATTATTTAATGATGAACCTGTAGATGCTCCTTCTAAAGAAAGATAGTTATCTTTTATTTTAGATTGATAAAGTTCTTCTGCATAAACAGATACAGCTTCCTCAAAACAAGCATAAAAATTTATATCTTGTAATTCTACTTCCATTACAGGATAACCTAATTTACGAGCACAATAATTTGCTACTTTAGGACCGTCTGCTTGGAAATTAAGATCTAAATCATAAAAACCAAATGGAGTAGATCCTGAAATAGGACCTGGAGTTCCATCATATATTACTGTTGTTGCTGTAGATGCCATTAATCGTGTGCTTTATATATTTCAAGAATATGTTCTACTATTGGATCACGATGATTTGTTTTCAAAGTGACTACTGCAAAACCTGGCACTTCTTTAAAATTAGTGCATATGAAATTAAAACCACTTATTTTTTTATCTTTTAAATCTATCTGAGCAGTATCACCGCATATAATCATTTTACTGCCTTGACAAATTCTGCCTAATAATAACTCCATTTGTCTATGAGTTATGTTTTGACCTTCATCTACTACTACGCAACAATTAGTTAAGTTTCTCCCTCTCATAAAAGCTAAAGGTATTACTTCAATATTACCTTCTGCTAATTCTTTATCTATTTTTTCCTTATTATAAAGTCTATACATATTGTCATATATAGCTGCTGTATAAGGAGCAAGTTTATCATCTTTAGAGCCAGGTAAAAAACCAATATCTTCACCTGATGTAACCGCCGGCCTTGTTAAAATAACTTTTTCAACTTCTTTACGAAATAGCAAATCAAGAGCTATTTGAGCTGCGACTAATGATTTACCTGAACCAGCCTGTCCTTTTAAAACTGTTATTTTATTATTTAGTATAACTAATTTGGCTTCTTTTTGTTCTTCATTAAGTTGAACTTGAAATCTAATCTCATTTTTGGGTCTACGCTTAGCACTTTTATCAACCATGTTATAACGCCTTTCAAATAAATATTGATTAACAGTAAATAAAAAACCCAACCTTACGGGGTTGGGCTTTTATAATCTATAGTAGAGTTAAATTACACTACGTTAAGATCAGCTACTGCTACCAAGCCATAGTATTCAGGACGTACCATAGTCATTGCGTAACGAGTCATAATACCTTTTCTTGGAGTGAAGGTATTTGGATCGTACACAAGTGGAGTCATGATCAATGGAACATATGGAGAGTAAACAGCGCCACACTCAAGGAACTGATTGCCACGGAAACCGAGCAAGATAACGTTCTCAAGCATGTAAGGATTTTTGTAAACCTTGTAACGGCTGTTCAACTGACCGATTTTTTGTACACCGAAAGCATACTTCATTGTATCAGCTGCGCCATCTGTATCAGCAGCAAATCCTGGGATAGACTCAAGAATTGTAGCTACAGTAGGAGAAACTACCATGAAGTTTGCACCACCGCGCAAAGTACGCTGATGGATAATATTAGATACTTTCTGAAGTTTGATACCCAAAGTCTGGAACCAACTCATTTGAGTATAGTAAACACCGTTAGTGTTGCTATCAAATGTAGTTGCAGCAGCGTTGATTTGGTTACCAACTTTAGCTGACCAATACTCGATAGTTGGAGCGTTTTGAATCAACATATCTAATACTTCCAAATCAATCTCAAGAGAGATATGCTCAGAAAGAAGACCAGTCAATTCAGCTTCAGCATCAAGAGAATGGTAAGCATTCAAGTCTTGTGCAAATTCTGGAGTCCATTGTGCTTTCAACTTACGAGTTTTAGCACTGATTGTTTGAGACTTCATTTGAACGTTGATCTCAGGGATAACGATAGAAGTTGCAGACAATGTATTTGGAACAGATGGGTTACCATTTCTGTCTTCGAAATCACCACGTGCATTGAAGTCAGTAGCTTTGTTATAAATAACAAAGAATGCATCCAATGTTGGAATTTCAGCTGTAGATGCAGTAACAAAGAATTCAATGTTAGCACCATTAACTTTAGTAAACTGCTGCAAGTTATCAGCAACAGATACTGATCCAGAAGTAACGATAAATGCACGTACTCCGTCAAGATTTGGAGTAGTCAAAGATGAAGTTGCTACAGTAAGCTTCTTGATTTGACCAGCTGCAACTGATGCAGAATATAAATTGTTGAAATCTATATCATTATAAGATGCAGTAGCTGCTGTTACAGTTACACCAGAAGCTGAGAATTGGTTCAAAGAATAACCAAAGCGACCAGCACCGTAAAGAGCGCCTTGAGCAAGGTTACCAAAGTTTGCACTTGGAGTACCGTAGATAGAATCACCAGCAGTGAAAGGACTCTTAGTGTTTCCGTATTGGAAATCAAGATAGAATACTAAACCAGCAGGAAGATTCATTGGCTGTACAGAAACGAATTCTTTAGCAGCGATTTGACCAAAGATCTTACGTACTAATGGAAGAGCAACACCAGCCCACTGCTCACCAGTACCAGGAGTAAAGGTAGCACCGCCAGAGTTTGCGTTACCGTTAGTAGAAGAAGATTCAACTACAAGCTGTTTAGCTTGGTTTTCGAGAATTACGGCCATGTTGTTGGCGTCGTAATCATGCATGCCCTCGAGAAGGCCAGACTTGCTCCACTTTTTAGCAAGACGCTGAGCAACACCATGTTGATCAGAGAAAGCCGTGTTAGCGGATTCAGTCAATAAAGATTGTACTAAATTTGCCATTTTGTTATTAATTTTGTTTTTTTGTTATTTGATTCCAGCAAGTTTTTGCCATCTACTCATCATATTATCTTGTTCGATAATAGGTTGTTTAGGGGCTACACCAGCTGCTTGTGAAGCAAAACCAATTGATTCTTTAAGTTGCTTTTTAGATTCAAAAGATTCTTTCAAAGTTTCAAAAGTATTCTTAACCTCAGTTACAGATGTAGCACGGTCAAGAGCATTAATTACTTTTACTTTTTGAGATTCAGTCAAAGTCTTAGCTTTAAACAACTTATTCATGTAAAGATATTTTGCATTAAGAAGATTAACTTCTTGAAGATCTTGGCGAAGTGCCTCTACAGTAGCTTTAGCTTCTTCGAGTTCTTCTTCCATTTTCTTTTTGTCATCATGGTCTTCTTCTTTTTTCTCTTCAAGTTCAGGCTCAGAATCTTTAGCTTCTTCAATGCCCTCTGCTTCAAGTTCAGCAAGAATTTCGTCTAATGAAATTTCAGCTTCAGCTTCAGAATCAGCGTCTGCTTCGTCAGAAGCAATGTCTGCACCCATATCTTGAGAGCCAGCCATTACAGATTGAAGAACTTGTTTAAGGTCACCAAGAGTGATGTCGATAATTTTAGTTTCGTCATCAACGTCTTCGCCGCCTTCTACTTCTTCTTCTTCTTCCTCTTCTTCTTCAGCTTCTTCTTCTTCAGCTTCATTTAAACTTTCGTCTTTCATTTCGTCATGCTTAGCCTCTTCCATTTCTGGTTTATCGTGGCCAACTTCATCAACGTTAGAAAGTTCTTCAAGTTGAGCAAGAATTTCTTCTAACTCAGCTTCATTAATGTCAAGATTTTCCTCCATTCCATCTTCAGAATAGGTTTCTTCCATCTTGTCATCGTGCATTTTTTTGTCCATACCTTCTTCAACTTCAGCCTCTTCAAGATCTTCTACTTCATCTAATTCTTCAGATAACTTCAAACGAAGCATCTCTTGAATCTTAGGTTCGAAAGCTTCTTCAAGCGCAGCTTTGGCGTTAGCCATTGCAGATGCTCTTAAGGCTTTAGCATCAAGGATAGCGTCTTGATACAATTTGCTCATGATTATAAGATTGTGTCGGGGATTGCTTATTAAATGTAAAGCAATATAAGGATTTTTTTATAGTAGTGCCATATTAGATCATGGCGCATATACCATAAATATCTAAGTCTGTAGTAAAATACATAAACTTAGAAATATTTTTTATTTACTTATACAACAAACACCAGATTGAGAACAAATAATATCTGATATTAATTGATGTACTTTATTTTCTTTACGTTGAACTATTGTATGATCTACTGATTCTCTTAAACCTCCCATTGGTTTCATATATGCACCATAAGTTGATGGTGTAGATACAAAATCCCAACAAATAAGATCTAGATCATCTTCAACTTGAACAAGACCTTCGCCAATTGGAGTAACAGAACCCATGGCCCTAGATGAAATACCAACTGTAATATTGTTCTTAAATAGTTCTTTTAATATATTTCCAGAAGGAGTAGGAAGTATTTCAACATCTCCATATAAATCTTTACCTTCCCAAAATAGTCTTATTATATTATGACTAACATTTTTAAGGTTAATAATAGAAGATTCTGGATGATCTAATTCTCCTAAAGCTCTATTCTCTGCAATTGGTCCGGCAATATATTTTTGTACTTGCTCAAATAAAGTTTGATAAGGATATATTCTTCTATTTGCATTAGGTTTATCAGTTGCCTGGACAAGTCCAGATACCACCATATTACCATTAGCTAAACGACGACCTTCAGTCAAAGACTGGGCTATAGGTTGGAAAGCGTTGTATTCTATTAAGAGTTGTTTAGACATTTTGTTCTTGGCCTGTTTTTAAATTTACAATTTTTAATGGCTCTCCAGTATTTTGTTCTATTCCTTTAGCTTGGTTTTTACCCATACTATCATTTTTTCCTGCTCCAACAACAGTATTTGAACCAACTGTTTTTATAACATAAGCCTCTTTTAATTTTTTTAAAACCTCTTTAAGTTTTTTCATTTTTTCTTTATCATCCTTATACATTTCCATGTATTGTTTGATCTTAGATAAATCTAAAGGCTTTTTAAATTGTTCAGGATCACCAATCATGCCGCTAAAAGGTTTTGCTTGATTTTTGTCCCAGTTTGCCCACATATCTTTTACAGAAGGTTCTGTTTGTGATCCTTGAGTAGGCTCTTGTTCTTGTGACTTTTGAGTAAAATGATCTACAGTATTAATTTGATAGTCTTTATGTGTACCGTCTTCCATTTCAACAGTAAATGTACCACCTACTATTTCAATTACTTTACCTTGACCATCAGGAGTGTGAACTTCTGAACCCACATGATGTTTCCAGTGGCTATCTTCGTTAACTAACTCTTTTTTTTTAAGATGCGTAGTAAGCTCTTCAATAGCAGACTCTTTCAAGGATTTAACCTTTACTTTCTTCATCTCATTAGCCTTGTTCTTATGATTAGCTTTTTTAACTTCTTCAGTTTCAAGCTTAGCATCTGCCTTTTCTACATCTTTTGCATTAGCAAACATCTCTTCATCAAATGCATGGGGATTCTTTTCAAGCATTGATGCAGCTTTGTTTAGAGCTTTAATATATGAATCGTTAGTAAGTTCTTTTTCTTTTGCTAATAGTTTCTCTACTCCTTTTTTCAAAAAGTATGGATTTACTCTATCAACCGCTGGATCTGTAGGAATGTTATTATCAACTTCATTTAAAGACATTTTTTTAGCAGCTAATTTAGGATCATTTTTTGATTTATTATCCATAAAAGAACCATCCCCCCACCAAGCTACTACTGCATCAGTATCTGCTGTTGAATTAAAATTAGGTCCTGCTTTAAATACATCTACATGTTGTAATTTGTCGTTAGTACTTACCAATGACTTAGCAAAAGATATGGCTTGATTTATATCTTTGAACTTCTTAGCTTGTCTAACTCCATCTGAATAATGCACCTCATAGTTCTCACTAATCTCAGCTTCACTAATCACACCCTTATTCTTAAGGATCTTTACAGCATCATCATAAGAAGTAACATTAGTTACCCAAGGAAGATTTTTATCACGGCGTACTTCGTAAAGAAACTTCTCACGACTTACTTCACCGGCTTTATGCTTACGATATAATTCAATTGTTCTCATGCTAATAAATATTTATCTTCCTTGTCCACGATAATTCTTTTCTGAACGGTCGTGTTTGTTAAATGATTTTTGTGCTTTTCCTTTTCTTCTTTTACCAAATGTAACTTTAGCTGCGCCACCTGAACCTTTTGCTTTTGCCATTACTTAAACTTTTTTATGTTTTGATTAAGTTCTGAAACCATTTCCTTGATTTTTGCAAGGGCTTTTTCTGTATGCATTTTATATTTAAGACCACCTTCACCTTCAGATAATTCTGTTTTTAGGCGGCTTACATATTCAAATAATCTATTAATCTCTTGTACTTTCCTTCTCACTTCACGAACAGCTTGGTGGAATTGATCTGATTTACCTCTAGTCTTAGTCTCTGTCTTAAATTTAGAATAGCTTTCATTTATATTGCTATTAGTAAACCAATCGTAGCTATCTTCATCATCATCTTGTTCTTCAGGTTCATACTCATTTCTGATATCTTCGATAGCTTTTAAAGCATCTATTTTAGTTATCCTATCTACTTTTGGATGATTTTCAATCTTTACTTTTAAATCATCAAGAATATTTACAGCAGACATTAAGTCTGTTTGAAATCTTAAAGATTCAAGAGCCTTATATAATTCTTCACTATTTTCATCTCTCATCTGTCTAATTGCCTCTCCTACTTTACTAATATAGTAGTTAAAGCTACGAATATCTTTTATATTGAGTTTGTTCTCTTTAACAAAATCACTTAGTTCTTCAAATAATTGTTTATAGATAAAACCACCTTTTGATGGACGATTAGGAACAGATGGAGCATCTTTCCAACCCCATTTGTTTTTCATATATACATTAGCTTTACCCGCAGCCAATTTAGGTTCAACATCTTTTTCTTCTTTTTTTACTTTCTTTTTGAATGCCTTATTAGTAGCCATTTGTTCACCGGTTCCAGGAGTAAAAGTTGCTCCAGTACCAGTCACAGACATTTCCTGACGTAGTTTTTGAGTAGCAAATTGATTGTTGAAATTAGACATTATTGGTTGTTTTTTAACTCTTCAATCAAATCAAAATATTGTAATATTCCTGTTATGGTCTCGTCTTTAATAGACTGATTATCTTTAATAGGAGTTACAAATTTTAATACTTCTTCTAATTTGATTTTAACAACCTGGTCTTTTGAAGACTCTTTCAATTCAGTTAATTCTTTTTGTATTTGATCTAACTGACTATTTAAATATACTTTAAGATTCTTTGTATCAGAAATATTTGTAATATATTCTTTCAATACCTCTTTTTGCTTTTCAGACATATCTTGATACTTGTTGTTGAACTTCTCAACCATCAATTTGTATGCTAAAAGTCTGATCTCTTTGTCTTCTTTCATAAGATCCTCTACTATAGACTTAGGAGCTTTTGAGTCAGAAAGATCTTGTTTTGTTAAGTGTTCAAGAAGATTGATCTTATTTACAATCAACTGTTTAGTATCTGATGTTTTTGAGTTTTGAGACTCAAGAATAGTATAAATTGAAGCATAAGGCTTGTAGTTATCTATTTTAGCCTTAAAGAAATTATCTAGGTCGTAATTCTGCTTAATTTCTTTTATCAAATTATATTTTAACTTGTTTATCTTTTCATAATCAAGTTTTTTATATTGCTCAATAAGAGTAGAAATTAATATTTCAGCTTTAGATTCTGTTAATTTAGGGCTAGTTGAGAAAGCGCTATAGAGACCATATTCTTTACCTAGTTCTGTATTTGTAAAATACTTTTTAAGTATCTTAACAGATTTTGAATCTTGATTATTCAAAAGGTCTGAAGTGGTCTGTCTAACTAGTAGTTCAAATAAAATACCAGTATTGCGATATTTGGAATGTTTTATTGCCATAGTTTTTTTACGAGTCCGCTAGTAATAAATATCTAAATATTTAATCTAAACCATTAATTATATTGTCTTCACTTAAAAGATCTGGTTGCTCAAACAAATTAACCTTTCTTTGGTGTTTCTTTGTCATTGCATTCAAAGCATTTTTATTTTTTAAATATTCTGCCATAGTCCCTTCTAATGCTAATGGGCTTCCTCCTTTATAGTTTGGCTTCATATTATTTTCTCCAGTCTCAGCATCCTTACTATAGGCTGCTTGACCAATTGGATCTCTGCCAAATCTAGAATTATCAGTGCCAATAATAGAAGTTACAGATTTAGGACGCCCTGGCTTATTTTCATCGTATCCATAAGGTACATTTAACATAGAATCTTCTTTACCTCCATATAGACTAGCTATCTGATGAGGTGTTCCGTATGCCTGACCTGATTCTGCTGGATCATTACCTTCTTCTTGTATTTGTGCATACCTAAATTCCCTCTTCTTATCTTCAATGATCATATCTTCAAGCTCAGCATATTGATCTTCAGAGAAGTGGAATATTTTATCATAGATAAAATCTCTAGGTAAGAGTGATCCTTCCATTGCTTGTTTAGCCAAATCAATCTTTTCTTTAAATAGTGCTATCCTTTCTTGATCGTAAATAATAGAAGGATTAGTCAATGAAAGGCTAAAGTTAGCAGCAGACTCATTAGTATATCCATGAGCATATAAGTGAACTAAGGCAATCTTAGTCAACTCACTAATTATAATTCTTTGTAATCTTTCAATAGTTCTAGCAAAACGAATATCTTCTGCAGCAAGTGTAGCTTTACCAGTTAGATCTTTTTCGTATCCCATGAAAGCTTTAGGTATTTTAAGAGCCGCAAATAACTTCTCACGGAAGTAAGCTACGTCTTCAATACCATTATAATCAAGGCCTTTTGCAGTATCTATCTTAGTAGAAGTATCATTACCTCTTACAGGGATAAAGAAGTCTTCTAATAAGTTTTGCTGGTTGTATTTGAGGTTATAATTACCTGTATTTGGATCAATCAAAGGAGTTTTCTTCATCTTTTGAATCATCTTCTGCATGTAATTATCTACTTCACCTGGAGGAATTGCTCCTACATTTACATAGAAAATTCTTCTTTCAGGAGCTCTTACTATACGATGAATCAACATTGCATCTTCAATCAACACATACTGCTTAAATAACTTACGAGCAGGCTCTAAATAAGATCTACCATAAGGAAGATAGTTAACGTCTCCAGTTAATCTGAAGTGCGCCATTTCAAAGTTGTCAAACCAAATACCGGTATCATTGTTCTTTTGTGAACTATATCCTGTAGATGAAGCTAGAGTTGCATTTGGATCATACTTAAATCTTACCTCTTGTGGGTTTTCTGGATTGTATCCTTCTTCACGAATAATATTATACGCTGAGAAAGGAATTACATTATAAACACCGTAGTTTTCTGCTATCTCTAATTTGAGGTAGAAGTCGCCGTATTTAGCCATGTTACGAACCCAAGACCAAAGATTAAATTCAATATTAAGTACAGAATAAAATAAATTGTAGAGGAGTTTCTGAATGTTTTCGTCAGAAGATCTAATTTGTAATACTTCACCTTGTTCATTTTTAAGTGTACATTCGTCTGCTACAATATCCAATGCTGAACAACAAATAGCATCTGTGTCCATAGCATCATAGTCTGCATATATTTGAACCCTTGCGGATTGATAGTTCTGCGCTAAGTTAAGGTTCACACCATAAGCTGTTGATGTAGTATATACCTTATTGAATCTATCAATTAAAGAGTTAGTTTGAATAACGCCAGATCTTTGTATAGTATCTGTGTCAATTACTTTAAGCATATCTCCGCCTTCATTACGAATGATAACATCTGTAGAAAACAGACGTCTTAAGGTAGAGAATAAATTGTTTTGTTTTTGCGGTTGTTGTTCTGCCATATTATTAAATTAACCAAGTTAAATCTTGTGTTTCGCCACCCATTGGAGTATTAACATTCATAATCCAAGGATTTTGATTATATTGATTATTAGCATTATAACTAATACTGTTATCTTGAGTTCTAGTAAAACTATTTAATGCTGCATAAGTTAAATTTTCTGCTGTCTTTCTATATCTAAGACTTGTTTCTCTTAAATACATTGCGATAGCAAAAGACATAACTAAGTCATCATTATAACTCTGCATTGCTTGTGCTTTACCATTTTTCCAAATAAAGACTCTTAACTCTTCTAAAAGTCTTATTGACTTTATGTTTGCTAATTTAGTCTCTACAAAGTCTCTCATCTTTTCTATAACCAAAGGCCTAGTTTTTTCTGTTGTACTAAAGCCAGGAACTAAACCAGTTTGAGTATTAAATCTATCTACATACTTAGTAAAGTCCATGTTTTGATCTTGCTTATAACTATAATGTACATTGTTATAACCCCTCTCTAATACTGTTTGAATTACATCCCAACCTATATTAGCATTCTCAATTACAACTAGTGCATTATTATATTCAGATGCAACACTTAATATTATATTAGCATAATCTCTAGTATCTATTTGTGACTTATACTCTGCTACTTGAGTTACAGATTCTATATCTATAACATGAAAAGAAGAGTAGTCTTTACCATCACCACGTGCAACGTCAGCAACCAAGGCATAGTATTTCATTGGATCGGGATATTCCCATAACCATAATGCTTTATCTAAACCACGCCTTTCTATTGGTTCTGAGATCATATTCTGCTCATACCAATTCAATATATCTGGTTCTATAACTGTATTACCTGACGTGGCGAAATCACAATCACACTCTTGAGCAGCATTACGCTTACCTAATATTGTATCTTGCTCGTCTCTCCAATCTTGATTACGTTCAGGGTGAACTGTCCAAGGAAGAGAGATTGGTAAAAACCTGTTCTTTTCTTCTTGGGCAGACGTATATGTTTTATGAAACCAATTACCTACACCATTAGGAGTAGATAAAGCTATACAACCACCACCTGTTGCCAATGTTTGTTGAGCAGCAGTAAATATTTCTTCAATACGATCAATGAACGCAGCCTCATCTATAACTAGTAGAGATACAGCTTCAGAACGGCCAGCATCACCAGCGGCAGATACTGCTTTTACTTGAGAACCATTTACTAATTTTAGACTAAGTCTATTATCTTCAGCTGTTCCTATTTTAAGCCAACTTGGTAAGTTTTGGTAAGCAAATCTTACTTTAGTTACCATATTCTTGGCAGTATCTTGCTTAGTAGCAATAACAAGAACGTTTTTATCTTTATTAAAGAGCATTAACCATAATGAGTAAGCAGATACTAAGGTAGATATACCTAACTGTCTTGACTTATTTATGATTGAATAGTCATGTTTCTGAAACAGTTTAAGAACCTTTTCTTGAAACGGATAAAGATTAAAAAATTGTCTACCTCTTTGCGGGTGCTGGATCATATAGTACTTCTTCATGAAGTATACAGGATCTGTCGCGCATTTGACAAACTCTTCTTTAATCTTTTCTTTTATCGATATCTGGTTATCAGACATTATTTTACAATTAATAAACCTATGATCGCAGCACCTAGTGCTACTTTTTGGAATCTACCAAATTTAAGTTTGCGATCAGCTTTTTTTACTTCTGTTTTCAAACCGTCAACTTGTATTTTATAGTTGTCAATTTGACTTGATTTATCTTTATCTATTTGAATATAATTAGCTTCTTTATCTCTTAATTTAACTATAACTTCTTCACGATTCTTAAGAGATTGGTCTAAAGTAACTATAACACTATCTTGTGCTACTACTAACTTTTCATTTGTTTCTCCTTCTTGAAGATCAACAACAATTGCTTTACTTACTTCTAGAGGAAGTTGGGTAGTATCTTTAGAAACTAAAATATATTCATTAGAATACTTAGCTATAAAAAAACTATCTACTTGAGTAGGAGTATATTTTAATGCGTCTTTTGCATCTTTAAGATCTCCTTTTAAATCTAAGACTTTTTCATTTAATTTACCTACTTTAACTACCAAGTATCCATTATCTTGTTCTAATACACTGATAGCTCCTTCTAAATGAGTATTTTCTATTTGTACAGAATCTATATTATGTTGTAATGAATCAATCTTTTGTTCAAATGGCTTAGTATCAAATTTAGGTGCTTTATAAATGAATACATACCATACTGCTATTAAAGCTAAAAGGCATATTACTATAATACTAATTGTCTTCTTCATCTGGATCTAATTTAGGGTTTTCTACTTTATCTATTTGAGCTTTAAGAAGCTTAATTCTATCAGGAATATTTCCAACAGCATTCTTATATCCAGCTACATCTTTAAGTTTAAGATTACCATCAGGTCCTCTTTCTGTATATTTTGCAAGGATAGTTTTTACTTGTTGTTGAAGATTGGCTAGCTCTTTTTTCTTTTTGTCTATTGATCTAAAATCCTTTTCAGATTGTTTAAGATCATCTTTTGAAGGTTCTGCCTCCATATCTTCCTCTTCTCTAATTCTAGAAATTATGGTAAGATTGTTTTCGACTAAATACTTTTCTAAGTTAAATGACATGGTCGTACATTTACTTATAAATATTTATCAATCAACAAAATCTTCTTTAGTAGTAGCTTTCCTTAAAGGTCTAGATAATTCTAACCATCTGTCATAATCGTATTTAACTCCAAACAAATAGTATTCGTCCTGCTTATTATGTCCTTTTCCATAAAGGATGGCTGGTCCTGTAGCACAGTGAGGTTTTGTAACACCTTTTTCGTCTTCGTAAATGTGAATTGTTGTCCCTTCTATAGTCTTTATTGTTCTATAGATCGTATCTTTTTTTGCCATGTTATTAATTTATGGCTAATATACAAAAAATAATTAAGAGATATTAACTAAAGTCTATAGTATCATTTACTGAAATATCATCATCTGTCAGGGTATCTCCAAATAAAAATTTAGTGAGAGAATAAATTCCATTATCCATAAAATCTTTTACTTTATCAATATAAGATTTAATAGTATCTGTTATTCCTTCTTTAAGTTTAGTTGGATCTGATATTAAAGATACCACACTCCAAAATCTATATCTTCCAGTTTTTTCTCCTTTTAATTTTTCAGAAGAAGATTTAAATCTAACAGTCAATTTCATTTGATCTGCTATTTTTGAAGCATACGCATCATTTTGAGTAGAGTGCAATTTAGGATTAGATAAATCACTACTTACAGATAGTACATAATCAGCAGACGCAGGACTACCTGCCCCAAATTTTTCATATCCAGACATTGCTTCTTTTGCAAATGCAATTTTAAATTCAGGACTTTTAGTAAATAAAGACTCTAACTTTTCAGCCATTTCTTTATGCGCTTTATCACCAGCCGCTAATATCTTGTCTTTTCCTGATTTTAAACCCGCTTCTACTCCTCCAGATTTTGTATATCCTACCTCAACAAATTTATCAAATGTGTTTAGGACTTCTTTTGCTTCTTTTGTATTTAGTATTCCAGGAACTTTTTTAGCCGCGGCATAAAATGTTGCTAAAGACTCATTTTTACCTCCTGACATTAATTGAGAATTTCCTACTTTTACTGATATTTTTTTATTTCCTAATATTACATCAGTTTTTGGAGTTGTATTAACAGCTCCTTGATTTTTCCAAAAATCGGTTAATGTTGCTTTTTCACCGCTTCTTCCTGTTGCTCTAGCAGATTTACCTGTTTGAAGTTTTAATTCTATTATTACATTCTTTGCTTTTTCTAGCATTTTTTTATTAGACTTAAGTTTATCTAATTCTTCTGGTAAAATTGCATCAGGTGGTACTTTTAATCCGTTAACTAAATACCAAGCGTATACTAAAGCCGATTCAAAAAGGGTCGCCTCACCTGTATCTGCTTCTTTTAATATAGCTTCTAATATTCTAGATTCTGTTAATTCTTCTCCTCCGCCTTCTTCTGTACTAGTTTCCGCTGGAGGTGTTGGTCCTGCTTCTTCTGCAGGTCCTTCTGAATCTCTAGTGCCTTGCTCTGCTCCATCTGGGCCTTTGGTCTTTAAAGGATTACCAAACCTAAGAAGTCTTGATATAGCAACCATACATCTTTCTTTCTCACCAATAGACATTAAATAATACTTCTTTCCTTCAACAGTTGCTTCATAGGCTTTGCCCATAAACTGCAAGAAAAAGAATTGCCCATTATGTAGAACAATTTTAAATGTAGTCGGCTTAGGAGCAACTACATATATACCAGTAATATATTCTTCAAATGAAGGAGTCATAAGATACTCAAGAGTATTCTTAAGTCCTACATACTTCTTTAATATAAACTGCATAGGATCATCCTCAAACGTTGATTGTTCAGGTTCCATCCTATCTAATTCTTGTAAGAGTATTGTTTTTAATATGTCTTGGTTACTCACTGGCATTATTTATTTTGCTTTTTTAAGCTTTATAACACTTTCCATCATAGATTTAAGAGACGTTTCGTTAATCTTTTTTGGAATAGGTAATACATCAAGATCTTTAGCAAGCTCCTTAGCTTTATCTTGATCTTTTGCACTTAACTTATTATAAGAGGTAATAAGTTGAGATTTGGTGATGTTTTCTTTTTTATATAGCTGTAAATTTTTAGAAAAATCTTTAAGACTAATAGACTTGACTTCCATCATAGATTGAAGTTTCATATCTAAATCTTCTGCATCGCCTGCAGGTTCTTCAATTGTACCGTTTGGTAATTCATCCATATCATGTTCACTATTATGATATTCATGGTAGTTTTTTGAAGCTTGATTAATAAAGTTCTCTGCATTAGTAATGTGATCTTGGATCCAAGCTGGGATGTCTTTTTCATCTTGGCCTAACATATTCATTAATTGACTTGCTGAGCTTATAATAGACTTAAGACTATTTTGTGCCATTGATACTTCATGGTCTTCACCTTCTTTTTTTACATCTTTTTTTGCACGAAGTGCAGCAAAGTCTGCACCAGTAATTTTGTCTTTAGGTTCAGCAGCTTGTGCTATTTTTTCTTGATTTCCAGGAAGATCTTTTTCGTTCAACTCTTTCATTAAAAGAGCTTTAAAGAATGAAATACTATTCATTTGTATTATTTTGTCTTTGTTTACATTTATTACATTTACAACCTTTATGTATATAAATATTATATCTTAATTTTAACCAACTATAAACACCAGCTAATCCTAATGCACCAGAAATCCATGCTAATGCATTTAATATCATAGCAGTCCAACAGGCTGGGCACATTACTTTTTCTTTTTAGATTTACTTGCTTTTTTCCATAACTTTTTATCTACTTTTCTTGCTCCACCTTTACCTGTTACAAATGAATTAACTCTACCCATTGCCCATTGATGCTGTCCAACTCCAGGGCGATGTCCTGTTTTCCAAGCCGCTAAACCTTTAGCATAAACGCTTTTAAGTATAGTTTTAGATATACCAGTAGACTTGGCTTTATTTGCTAATGCTTTTTCTACTTCAGCATCGTACTCAAGCATGAGTATTTGCTTTAATATATCTAATTTATTTATCATTTCTTTTTCTTTTTATCTAGTTTGTTTTTAACTATTTCTCTAGTTCTATCCATTTTCCTTGCATAAGCAGGATCGTCTTTACGGTTAAAATTTGCTTGTTGGTTTAATGAGCCAGTTATTTTACTCATGTTACCTTTTCTTGTTTTAATTAACCAATTAGCTAACTTTTCTGCTGGCAACTCTTTAAACCTACCTTTTGCATCTGGTGCGTTTGAATGGTGAAACTTTAATCTTTCTTCAACTAATTGTTGTAATAGTTTTTGTAGCTTCATTATTTTTCTTTTTTACCAAACCTTTTTTCATACGCAGAAGTTGCAGCACTTTTCTTAGTTTTATATTTTTTAGTCTTAGCCTTATCTGAATAATCTGCATCCCATTTACCATACGCAGAAGGATCATCAGACTTTAATTTCTTTACTCTATCAATTTCTTTCTTCATTGCTGCTGCATCTTTAGTAAGATATGCAGGATTAACTTTACCTTTCTTTTTTGCTTCACTTACTCTAACACAATTAGGAACCATTCTGTTCCCTTTCTTTTTTAATCCTTTTTGTCTGTATCCTTTCCAACAAGCTTCTTCTAAAGGATTTAAATCTAATTCTCTTCTTATTAAATCAAACTCTTCATATTCCATCCCTAAAAGTTCCTCTTGTACATCTTCTTTAGATCTTAGTTTGTGATAAGGGAATACTACTTTAGATACTAATTCAGGATTTTGATCATATAAATCTAGAATAGGTTGTATTGTCATTACTCCCATTTCTGAGAT